GGTGAGAGCCACAAAGAGTTGTACAGAGCATTGTAAAAATGGCAAGCAAAAAGCCTTTGAAGCTGTGCCGGAAACACAAAATCAAAGGCTTTTCAAAAGTCAATATGTTAATAATTCAATACACGTTTATTATACCATATTGGCGGTTACAAGTCAAACATTTTAGGGCTGAAAAGTCCTTGAAAATAGCGGGTTTTATCCCTGCTAAACGGGCTTGTATGGGGTATTAACATTCCTACGAAATATATAAATTTATATATACGCTGTATGGATAATAAACAGGATTGATGGAGGATAGAGCCACCCCACTTCTGGTGTACCCTTATACGCTGAAAAGGTATCAGACAGAAAAGGAAGTGCAGTGGTGTTTATCAGAGAGAAGAAGACAGACTGTGCCAATTATAGAGAGGTGGACATAATACCACGAACAGAAGCAGCAGAGCAGGCAGCCAGAGGGAAGAGGGGTAAGAAAAGAAAAGTCAATGCCCCAAAGCAAAAAGACCTTAACGACAAGAACGCCAAACGCTATCTGGTACAGTTGGGCAATGGCAATTTCAGAATAGGGGACCTGCACACGTCCTGCACATACAGTGAAGAGAACCTGCCGGGCACAGTAGAAGAAGCAGAAAACATTGTGACAAACTACCTGCGGCGCATAGCATACCGCAGAAAGAAACTGGGGCTTGAACCCCTTAAATACATACTGGTAACAGAATACAAATACAGCAAGGACGGGCAGTGCCTAAAGCGTATACATCACCACATCATTATGAACGGTGGACTTGACCGTGACGACGTGGAACTAATGTGGACAAAAGACCGCATTAACTGGAAAAAGACAAAAGACCCGGAATACAGAGCCAGTATAAAGCAGATGGGCTGGGTGAACGCAGACCGCCTGCAAATGAATGAAAACGGAATAGAGGGACTTTGCAAGTATATTGTCAAGGACCCGCAGGGAAAGAAACGCTATTCCAGCAGCAGAAACCTTGACCGCCCGGAAACAACCAGAGAGGACGGCGGGGAGAAGCAGCAGCGTGACCAAAACCACTGGAAGTACAGCCGAAATCTGAACGCACCGGAAGAAAAGTGCAATGATTTTAAGTACAGCAAAAGGAGAGTGGAACAGCTGGCAAAGTCACCGGACGCAGGGCTGGAAGAGTTCAGAAAGATATATAGCAATTACAACATTGTGTCATGCGAAGCGGTCTTTTATGAACAGACCGGGTGGCATATTTACTTGAAAATGTGGAAAAAAGAGCCAAAAAAGGCAGGACAAGGAGGAAAACGAAGTGGAAACAGGAAGAAAAACAAGGCTGCGCCGGATATTAAGGCGTAAGAGGATAAAAAGAGCAATTAAGGCATACGGAAATTACATTGCAGCAGGCGTGCTGGTATTTGTTGTGTGCGTGGCTGTGGTAGGCGCAGCAGTAAAGCCAACAGCAAGCACGCTGCCGAAGAACACACCGGAACCAGTACAGACCACACAGCCGACGGAAAGCACCACGGAAGAAGCGGAAGCGTACCCGTTCAACCTTATGTCATTCGACTGGGACGGGGAAGCACTGGACGGCTGGACACGCTATGAAGTGCCGGAGGACTACGCAGACAACGGCGGGTATTTACCGGAATGTATGCAACAGTACACATACATAATATGCAAGCAGTATGGCGTTGAATATACACTGGTGCTGGCAATTATCGAGATAGAAAGCGGGTACAAATGGGACGCCAGCTGCAAAGAGGGTTCAACAGGATATATGCAGGTATTGCCAAAATGGCACAAAGAACGTATGCACAGACTGAATGTTGATAATGTGGAAAACCCATATTTCAACATGCTTGTCGGTGTAGATTATCTGGCAGAACTGCAAGAGAGGTTCGACACAGAAGCAGAAGTGCTGACAGCCTACAACTACGGCGTTGCTGGTGCCTATGAACACGTATGGAACAAAGGATTGACAGAAACAGAGTATTCAAGAGAGGTACAGCAGGCGAAAGAAAGAATTGAAAGAAGAATGAGGGGTGAATGGTGATGGAAAATGAAATCAGACTGGGTGACATTATGGACAAGCTGACGCCCAGTGACAGAGTGGTGATATATAACGCAGCCAGACAGGTTGTATACCGTGGATATGCTGCAAACGCAGTGCATGGAACATTGAACCCGCAGCGACGCATTAAGAAAATGGGACTGGGTATGGAAACATACAGAGCCACGGAACAAATGTGGGACTGGGAGAAAACAGACAGCCTGCCGGAGCAGGTGCCAGTTGAACAATTCACACAATACCGGGTGGAAGACCTGCAACACATTCTGTATATCAGAATTGAACTGAAAAGCGAATTTGAACAGTGAGGGACAGCACATGAAGTGTAAATTTTGCGGGGCAGAAGTAAAGCTGGGCGAACGGTGCCAGTATTGCGGGTCGGTAGCAGAAGCGTTCTACTACAAAACAGAGGAACCGCCGGAGGTTGTAGGAAGAAACCAGACAGACCGGAAAGAATACACAGTGCAAAAAGGTGACAGCCTTTGGAAGATTGCACAGAGGTTTTACGGAAACGGCGCCGCCTGCTATGCACTGGCACACAAAAACGGCATTAAGAACCCAGATTTGATATATCCGGGACAGGTATTGAAGATTTAGGAGGAAAAGAACATGAAGCAGCAATGGAAACCACCAGAACTGGAAGAAATGCCAGTGGTCATATTATCACTGCACCAGAAATGGTGGCAGAAAATGGCAGCGGGTGAAAAGGTTCTGGAACTGCGGAAGACAAAGCCACAATGCAAAGCACCGTTCCGGGTGCTGGTGTATGTCACAGGCGGTGTGGGAATAGTTGGTGAATTTATTTGCCCGGAAGTTCTGGAAATCAAGAACTTTGAAGAAGCAGAGAGAAAAAGCAAGGTTCCTGCACATGATATTCACAATTATGCAGCAGGAAGCAGAAACAAGGTGTATGGCTGGGAAATAACAGCCGTGAAAGAATATCCACGAACAGTGACGCTGGAAGAACTGGGAATGAAGCGTGCGCCGCAGTCGTGGCAGTATATGAGGTAAAAGACATGGACCAGATACAACGTGACAAGATAGCTGCAAAGCTAAAGAAAATTAAAGCCCTTGCAGAACGTGGCGTGGGCGGTGAAAAAGAAACCGCAATGCGAATGTATGAGGACTTAAAAGCCAGATACGAACTGGAAGACGAAGAAATAATGCTGGACGCAGTGACGCTTCACTGGTTCGGATATGCAGACGAACTGGAAGAAAGGGTGCTACGCTGGATTTTCTACAAGGTGACGGGTGACGCAAGTTACCACATATACACTGGGAAATACAGCCGCAGGAAGAAACGTGGTTGTGATTGCACGGAGATTGAAGCAGCAGAAATAACACTGCTTTACAATTTCTACAAAGAGGAATTGAAAAGAGAACTGGAAGCGTTTTTGGTGGCGTTTAGGTGGGGCAATGACCTGTTGAAAAAGGCTGCGTGGTATTCAAATCTTATGGACAAGAGAAAACCGCCAACAGCACTGCTTGGGGAACCGGAGGAAGAAGACTGATGGAAGATAGACAGAAAATCATTGAAAAGCTGGTGAAAATAAAAGCCCTTGCAGAACGTGGCGTAGGTGGAGAACAGCAGACAGCGCAGCAGATGTATGAAGCATTAAAAAAGCGCTATGGCATTACAGACGAAGAAGTGAACCGGGCAGCAGTTCCGGTGGACATAAGCGGAATTGACTTGAAAAAATTCTGGGGTATCAGCTTCAGAATGGCACTGATTGTATACAGCCTAAATGAAGAACAAAAAACGTGTGAAATGTGCAGACAAGTTCTTTTGCAAGAACCGGAATGCGAAACGTGCAGCACATATAAAAATACAAAAGGCTTGCAGCAGCAGTTTGAAGACCTGCAAAGGCAGCTTAAAAAAGCAGCAATGGAGGTGTAGCACATGGCAACAAGGAAACCCAGAAAGCCAAAAGCACAGAAGAGCGAATACCCCACATTGCCGGGACAACTGGGATATTTGAACAGTTACTATTGCCCGGTATGCGGAAAGCACTTGTTTTCAGCGTATGACAAGGATTTGCGAAAAGACCGGGAAGACGGCTATTACTTCCATGTGTCCCGTGATTTCAATTATTGCAGTAAATGCGGAACGCTTCTGGATTTGGACGAATGGAAGCGAGAAGAAGAACCAGCGGCAGCAGGTGAAGAACTGACGCTGGAAGATTAGGAGGTGACGGCGGGTGAATGATTTGTTGTATGTGTGTAGCCCATACCGGGGCGACACAAAGCGCAACAAGGAATATGCACGCAAGCTGACACGGGCAGCCATAAACAATGGCTTTGTCCCGGTCACGGTGCATTTATACTTGACGGAAGTTACAGACGACCAGAACCCGGAAGAAAGAAGATGGGGCATGGCAGCGGGAATGAAGATACTTGAAAACTGCAAATACATTCTGGTTGGCGACAAGTACGGCGTATCAGATGGAATGAAAGCAGAAATGACACTGGCGGCACTGAAAGGAAAAGTCATGCTGTATGAGCAGGACGGCAAAATATATCTGGTGGACAGCCGGGAAGAAACCACAGGAGGACAAGACAATGAATGAAGAACAGAGAATGGCAGAGGTTGAGAAGTTCGAGAATTACTTTTCGTACATAAGCAGACCGGGAGCAGACAAACTGCTTGCATGGCTGGAAGAAGCAGGATTTTTCACAGCCCCGGCAAGCACAAAGTACCACGGCGCATACGCAGGCGGTCTGGTAGAACATACAAACCATGTATACCGCAGATTGGTTCGGCTGGCAGACGAAGAGGACAAAAGGCAGGGCAGAACGTACCCGGAATACACCGTGGACACAATCGCAGTTGCAGCACTTCTGCATGATGTTTGCAAGGTGGACGCCTACAAGGTGGAAAAGGAGGACCAGAAGCAGAAAGACGGAAGCTGGAAAGAAGTTGAGGTGTACGGATATACAAACAGCCTGCCGCTGGGACACGGTGAAAAGTCAATTATACAGATTATGCGATATATGCAGCTTACGGAAGAAGAAATGCTGGCTATCAGATGGCACATGGGCGCTTTTGATAGCGCAGTAAAGGGCGGCAGCTATGACATGAACAATGCTTTTGCAGGCAGCAGGCTTGCGGCTATGCTTCACATTGCAGACATGATGGCAACACACCTTGACGAAAGGACAAACGCCAATGAGTAGAGGATATTATAGAAAGCGCAGCGAAGCGACGGAGCAGGAAAGAGTTATAAACTGGGCGAGGTTCTACGCAAAGGACTTCCCGGAACTGGACTTGCTGCACCACATACCGAACGGCGGCAGCAGAAACCAGCTGGAAGCGGCGAACCTTAAAAGACAGGGAGTGAAAGCCGGGGTGCCGGACTTATGCTTGCCAGTAGCCAGAAACGGCAAACATGGGCTTTACGTGGAAATGAAGTGGCAGAACAACAAGACCACAGAGAAGCAGGACTGGTGGCTGGAACAGCTGCGGCAGCAGGGATATGAAACAGCGGTTTGCTGGACAGCAGAAGAAGCAATGGACACAATAGCGGGTTATCTGGGAGTTGTAGAGCAGACAGGAAGAAAGGTGGAAGAGTAAATGGGAGCAATGGACCACACATTGAAACAGACAGTGCCATATTACAGCGCCATGAAGCGTGCAGGGGCGTTCAGACAGCCACAGAAGCCACAGAAGCGGCAGAAGAGAACGACGCTGACGGAATACAGCCAGAACGGGCAGAAAGCCATATTAAAACCACACGTCACAGTCAATCAAGCCGCAAAGAAACTGTATGACTATGAACAAACCGGATTGTCACCACATGAGGTTGCAAACCTTGTTGAGCAGGTGCAGAACTTGACAAGGCGTGTGAAGAAATACGAAAGCTGGGAAGAATGAACGACGTTGACCGCTGCTTGATATGCGGTGAAGTTATCCCGGAGGGTTCGCAGGTCTGCACCGCCTGCCGCAATAAATACGACATTGTGACCGGGGAAACAGAAGAAATGGCACAAGAACTGCGGGACATAGCAGACGTGCTGAAAATCACAGAGGGTACAGACACAAACATTAGAAAGTCAATGGAAAGCATATTGAGGATTGCAGACAGACTGGGAAGGACAAGCAATGGCAAGAAAAGAAGATAAACAGCCACAGTATTTGCCGTTAATCGTAAAAGCAAAGTTACATACTGGCGGCAGGGACTATGAGAAAATCAAAGAGGAATTAAAGGGGCAGGGCTTCACCTGCAAGCAAATGAAAGGCATGGTGCGTGAGGGTAACTACTTTGACGGAATAGTGTTGTATTTGTCAAAGTGGAACTGGGACAACCACGAAAGCTGGCACCTTTACAACTGGGACGACAAGGACGACAAAGAAGTTATGCTGGGCATATATGAAGCCGAACAGTACCACCCACAGGCACCGTATAGATACAGAGATAATTTTGAGAAGTTCCAGAAAGACTGGACAAGTGGAGAGTATGACCCCGGTATGACATTCACTTTCAAGAACAGTGAAGTTGAAGTGCTGGAAGTTCTGCAAGAAGAGGTTGACAACATAGACCATGAAGCAGTCAAAAAGCAGGTTGCGGCAACAGAAGACGCAAAGTTTCAGAAACGCCGGAAACAGCGCCAGAGAAGAAAACAGAGCGCCAGCAAGGGCAGCAGATACAAGCGTAAATACTTTTAGGAGGTGCAGACGTGACGAAAAAGAAACGGAAATATTACAGCGGGAAAGAATTACTTTACCGCCGACAGCTGGAACGGCAGCAGGCAGAAGCGGAAGAAAAGACAAACAACATAAGGGTGCGCCAGCTACACCAGATAAACGCAAGCAGCCGGGCTATTGGCTGGGCGAAACAGAAAATGAGGGAGGGAAAGAACAATGATTGCATTTCTGATTGAAGTTATAAAAGCACTGGTGACATTCTTTGCGGTCTGCGTGGGGCTTGGAATTTTATTTCTGGTCTATGTGGTAGTAAGGGAAGCAGCTTGGGTTGTAAAGCATGAGAACCGGAAGAAATACGAACAGGAGGACAAAGAGGAATGAAAGCAGAATTTTTCAAGGCGGTGTGCCCGTTAGAGATTGGGGACAAAGTAGCAATTAGACTGGCAGAGAAAGGCGGCGAAACACGGGAAGCATACTACCTGCCGCAAGGCTGCGTGGCAATCACACCGGGAGCAGTCGCACTGCACAAGGTCACAGATATTGCAACACTTCACTATCTGAAAAAAGGTGAAACACAGTTCTTGTATGAACTGGATAACTGCGGAAAGTACATACCACTGACCGTGAAAGTTCCGGTCAGAGAATTTGCGGAAGAACTGAAACGCCGGGGCAGATAACAATAAATACTTACGGAAGTATACAAGATATACAAATATACTTCCGTAAGATTGTGCAGAATGTCAATAGACTTTATACTTCCGTAAGTATATAATAAAGACAGTTAAAGAAGTAAAGCAAACGGAGGTAACAAACATGACAGAGAACAGAGAAAAAGCAATCAGAAGAACAAAGAACCTTGCATATTGGTTCATGGGAGAAATGTTGAAAGAGGAAGAAAGATGGGAGAAAGAAAAAGAAGCATTTGAAAAAGCAAAAGAAACCGGGGAACTGGTAATGATGATAAGCACAGCAGAGAACAATGCAAGAGTCATGAAAAGCTGCATGAAAGAAGCAAGAGAAGCAGCAGAATTTTTAAGAGATGAAAAGAACGATATTGAAGAATGGCAGCTTGCAGGAATTAACGCAATGTTTGACCAGTGCAACAAAGAAAACATGGTGCCATACGATATGCCAACAGCAATAAAAGGGCTTTTGTGTATGCAGTACCAATAAGCATACAAGCACGGGTGGCGCAATGGATAGCGCAGCAGCCACCGAAGCTGCCGGGTGCGGGTTCAAGTCCCGCCCCGTGCATTACTGGGAAGCAACTATAAATTCATACCAGATACAAGGAGGAATACCACATGAAAGTATTATCAATTATCAATCTTAAAGGGGGAGTGGCAAAGACCATTTCCAGCGTAAACATGGCACACATTCTGGCAGCAGTAAAGGGCTTCAAAGTCCTGCTGATTGACAATGACAAGCAGGGCAACGCAAGCAAGATTATGAACCGCCACAGCTACGACCATAAGGGCACGGCAGAGGTAATGACACAGCGGGGCATTGACCCGGCAGAGGTTATCCAACACACGGACTTTGACGGGCTGGACATTATCACAGCAAACATGAATTTACTTACAGCCAACCTTGAGGTCATGCTGGACCAGTCAAGACCGCAACAGACACGCTTCAAAAAGTTTCTGGACGGATTGCAGCAGGAATATGACTACTGCATTATTGACAACGCCCCAGACATTAACATTTCAACCATAAATGCGCTGGTAGCTTCGCAAGACGTCATGGTGCCTATAACCATTGATGATTTTGCAATAGACGGTCTGGCAGAACTGAAAGAACAGATTGACAACACCCGTGAGGATTTGAACCCACAGTTGCGCTTCTGCGGTTGTTTTGTGACACAGTACGACAGAACAAATGAAGCAGACACGCAGGGCGAAGAGTTCTTGAAGACGCTTGAATATCCGGTGTTTGATACGCATATCAGAAAGACACCGAAAATGAAACCCAGCACATTTGAAAGATTGCCAATCATTTTATATTCCCCACGCTGCGGCGCAAGTGCCGACTATAAAGCGTTAGTGGAAGAATGGTTGAGAATGTGACCAATTCGGACACGTTAGGAGGAAAAGACAATGGCAGGAGCAGCAAAGAAATTCAACTTGACAGAGTTATTAAACCAGCGGTCAAAGGAAGCTGGGGAGCAGCAGAAAGCAGAACAGCAGCAGGCGGCAGCAGGCACAGAGGTTGTCACGTCCGAAGAGGGCGTGAGCAGCACAGCTGATATTTACGACCTTATACCGTCAAAAGGCAACTTTTACAGCGTAGAGGACGTGCAGGACTTAAAACAGTCCATTGAACTTCTGGGAGTGCTGCAACCGCTTCTGGTGACTGATGAAGAGGAAGACGGCAAGCGCCGTATCATTGCAGGGCACAGAAGACGGCTGGCGGTCATGCAGCTGGTGGACGAGGGCAAAGAGCGTTTCAGACGGGTTCCAATCTTAATCAAGCCGAAGAAAAACGCCATACTGGACAGACTGGCACTGATTATGGCAAACCGTTTCAGAGAGAAGACAGACTGGGAGAGAATGACAGAAGCGCTGGAAACAGAAAAACTGGTGCTGGAATTAAAAGAAAGCATGAACATTCCGGGCAGGACCCGTGATTTGTTAGCGGAAATTATAGAAACGTCCCCAGCACAGGTAGGAAGATACAAGGCAATATACAACAATATTATTCCAGAGTTAATGGCAGAGTTTAAGGCAAACAGAATTGTTGTATCTGTCATTTACGAAGTGTCCGGGCTGCCGGAAGATTACCAGCAGCAGGCGGCAGAGGTATTCAGAGAAAATGAAGTGCTGACACTATCAGACATTAAGCAGTTGAAGAAGAACTGGGAAGCGTCGCAGCAGATACCGGGACAGATGGATATTAGCCAGATGGAAGAGAAACAGGAAGCCGCAGGAACGACAGAAAGCACCGCAGGCAATGAAACAGACGGACAGCAGGAAGAAACAGCCACAGAGGGAGCAGGAGAAGCCACAGAGGACGCAACCGGGAAGCAGTCAGAATATGTTGACCCACAGCCGGAGCAGATAACGTCACTTTGTTACAGCTGCACACACTATGAGGACTGCCACGACAAGACAGCAACCGTGACCAGCTGTAATGCTTATGAGAACCGCAGAGAAGCCCAGAAGACGGACGAAGAGAGATACAACGAAGAGCAGGCAGCTATTGACCGGGAAACACAAAAGAAACTGCGTGAAATGCAGCAGGAAGAGAAAATGCAGCATTTGCCGTCTGATGAAAGAAAAGAAAAAACAATCAGAGTATCACCGGACAAAATGAAAGCCGTTGCAATCGACCATACAAGACCATACATGATTTTGAAAAATGACGGTTACAGAGAGGGCGACACAGTGAAGCTGATTGAGTTTGCAGAGGGCAGAGCAACCGGGAACACGGCAGACATGAAAATTATCTGCATGGACGACGACACGACCAGCAGCGCACTTGAAGAGGGCTATTGTGTAATAGCGTTGCAGGAGGTGTAGACGTGGTACAGATTTTAGAACTATTTGGGGGAATTGGTTCCCCCAGATGTGCTTTGCGAAATTTGAACATTCCAACAAAAGCCATTGACTATGTGGAAATAGACGAAAACGCCGTAAGGTCATACAATGCAATGTTTGCGGAAGAATTAGAGTATAAAACACAATCAGTGGTGGGCTGGAACCTCAAACCAGATATTCTGATACATGGCAGCCCGTGTCAAGATATGAGTATTGCGGGACATCAAGGAAAAGCAACTGCGGAAGCAGGGAGGATAAACAGAGGAAAAGGAGCAGACAAAGGAAGCGGCACCCGGTCAAGTCTGATGTGGGAAACAATACACATTATTCAAAATATGGGCGAATGGAAGCCAAAATATGTTATCTGGGAAAACGTGAAAAATGTATTAAACGGCTACAACAAGAAGAACTTTGAACAATACATAGCAGAAATGGAAAAGCTGGGATATACAAGCAATTATCAAATATTAGACGCAAGGGACTTTGGATTGCCACAGGCACGGGAAAGAGTTTTCACGGTATCGGTGCTGAATGGTGAAAAGTTCGACTTTTCAGACTTAATCAGAACGCCAATGAAAGATATATCAGAATTTCTTCTGAACAACGACGAAGTGCCGCCAGTGTATGACGTGACGCAACCGAGTGTGTACAGTGTGATTGGAGAAAAAGGCATAAGAAGAGCAACAGTAATAAAAGATTTTGCATACACAATCACGACCAGACAGGACAGAACACCAGCACAGGTGATTGACTGCGGAAACGGGCGTTATAGATATTTAACAGAACGGGAGTGCTGGCGCCTGCAAGGATATACAGACAAGGACTATGAAAGGGCAAAAGCAGTCCAGAAGCGTTCTGGAAGATACAGAATGGCGCTATACAAGCAGGCTGGAAACAGCATTGCAGTTCCGATATTTGAAAGTATGTTCAGAAAGATAATTTTGCATGAAACAGCATAGGAGGTGCGGGAAATGCCAATAAACATGACAGATTATAGAATGATTATCAACGAAAGAGTATACAACGTGTTGCAAATCATGATTGATTTTGCAGGACCGTTAGAAGAGGGGGAACCACCAAAGCCGAAGTTTATTGACGCAGTATACATTGACGAAGACGGAACAATAAAAACCATGCGTGATGAAGCGTGGTGCTTCCAGTTCGTGAGAAGAAACGGAGGTGCAGCAGATGGAAAGACCAATAATAATGCTTAATACAGACAATATGCCCGTATTTTGCCGCAATCAGTGCGCAAATACAAAGTGCGCAAAGCATATCACAAAGGCTTATGAGTGCGGAGGGTCATGTTCAATGCGGCTATTGAGAGGGGAACCGGAGTGTGCAGGCTACATATCACGGAGGAAGCGCAAATGAAAGAAAATGTTTGCGTAGACTGCAAATATTATGAAAGCTGCGGAAAACCGGAAAGATACATAAAGTGCATGGGGTACGAAGAGAAAGAACGGCAGCAGGCAGCAGGAGAAAACGCAGTTGACGTGCAAGACGGATAGAAGCCGGGAAAGACTGGCAAAAACAAAGAATGGAGGAAAAGCAAATGGCGCAGGCAATGGAAAAAGGCAGGGTTATTGAATTGCTGGAATATTACAAAGACATAGACGGGGAGGTGAGTATATACAGAAAGATTATAAGTGACTTAACGGACCAATACTACAATCCCATTGGCGCTATACAATGCGACGGTCTACCAAAAGGGAAAAATAATATATCACGACAAACAGAAAATATGGCGCTTAATATTCCAGATTATGTCAGCGGCGAAATCAGAGAATATGAAGCAAAGGTGCAGCAGTTGCAAGCCTTAAAGGCGCAGATTTTGCAGGAAGTTTCAAGGCTGAAACTGAAAGAAAAGCGCATTATTTTTGATTTTTACATGCACAACCTCAAATGGGAACAAGTAGCGGTACGCAATTCATACAGTGAAAGACAGTGTAAGAATATCAGAGATACAGCACTTGAAACACTTTCGCAGAGGTTTGAAAAGAACCAGATTATTTCACAATTTCAGAGGATTGCATAAGCAATCATTGCCCGCCATTGCCTGCGTTTTACTGGTATAATTTAAGCCAGTGAAGCAGGCTTTAAGCCGTTATATTTGCACGTTGGCAATAGTGGGCTTTGGTGATTTTTTGAATTTACAAAGCCCATAATTTTTTATACTTCCGTAAACTGGAAGAGTTGGAAAGAATGAAAACGAACGAAAAGAGGTGAGAAGATGGGAAGACCACGGAACCCGGAACGGGACAAGTCAATGCAACGCTATCTGGACGCAGACGGCAAGATTGAAACAGCAGAACTGGCGAAGCTGGCAGGGGTGCCAGAAGTGCGGATAAGAAAATGGAAGTCAGAAGACAGCTGGGACGAAGCACTGAAAAACAAGCCGAAAAAAAGAGGGGGTCAAAAAGGCAACAAAAATGCTGCCGGAAAAACCCCGGCAAAAAAAGGCAATAAAAACGCCGTAACACATGGGGCATTTGCGCAGGCGGGATATGAAGACATAGACCCGGAGCAGGCGGCAGCCATACAGAACATGGGCACACCGTCCGCAATGTCACAAATGATGGAGGAATTGCAGGCGCTATATCTGCGCAAAGCCTATCTGGAAAGCCTATTGAAAGAGTATGAAAGCCCAGAAGCAGACGGCTTTTACACAGATAAAATAGTACACATGATTGTACCAAAGAGCATGGAGGAAAGACAGCAGGAAGAGGACTGCGGAATGGAACACCAGCAGTGTGCAGACCCAGAGGGAAGCAAGAACGAAACATATAAAACAGCCATGAAGTCCGTCATTAAGTCCAGCCCATTTGAAAGAGCAATGAAAGTGGAAGCCGAACTAAACAAGCTGCATGGGCGTATCATCAAGCAGCTGGACAGCATAAAGGCGTATGAGTTAGAGGACAGACGCTTGCAGCTTGCAGAAAAGCAACTTGAATTGAACAAACAGAAGCTAACGGGAGAATTTGAGATTGACCCGGACGGAAGCACCGAAAACGACGAAATCACAGACGTTGTGGACGACGTTTAATAGGTTCTTCCGGCGGTCTGGAAGCACTGCGGGTACGGCGACGCCCAAAACCTGCCCAGATATAATTTTGAAAATTTCATTTCCGCTTCCGACCCCGGTAAAAATAAATGGGTGGGGGTTAAAAAAGAAAAAAATGTGACCAATTCGGACACAAAAGAAAGGGGGTGCGGTTTTTGAAAGCGTACACTTCAAAGGCGGTTGCTAAGTGGCTGGATATTTCAGAACGCAGAGTGCGCCAGTTGCGTGACGAAAAGGTTATAACGGAAATCAGACCGGGGCTGTACGACTTGAAGACCGTAAACCACCAGTACATAAATTATTTGCGCAAAAACAACCCGGAAAGTGAAAGCGCAATAGATTATAACGCAGAACGTGCAAAGCTGGTCAGAGCAAAAAGAGAAGCACAAGAACTGGAATTGCAGCTGCGCAGAAATGAGGTACACACCACAGAGGACGTGGAACAGGTAATGACAGACACACTTGTTAGGTTCAAAACAAGGCTTATGGCTATACCTGCAAAGTTAAGCCCCATTTTATCAAAGAAAAAGGACCAGACAGAAATATTTAAGCTGCTGAAAAGCGCCATTGATGAAGTGTTGGAAGAACTTTCGGACTTCCAGACGGTGTTTGGGTACGGTGTAGACAATGAAGAAAAACACAGTTGATATGTTCACACGGATTTTCAAAGTGCTACAACCACCGCCAGAAATGACACTTTCACAGTGGGCAGATAAGTTCCGCAGACTGTCTGCCGGGTCTTCCGCAGAGCCGGGACGCTGGAAGACAGCAAAGGCGCCGTATCAAAAAGAGATTATGGACGCCATAACAGATATTACAATAAAAAAAGTCGTGATTATGTCAGCAGCACAGGTGGGAAAGACAGACGCAATGGTGCTGAACCCTATTGGATATTATGTGCATTATGACCCGTCACCGATTATGGTTATACAGCCGACAATAGACATGGCAGAGAAGTTTTCAAAAGAAAAACTGTCACCTATGTTGCGTGATACACCCGTACTGGCTGACCGTATCAATGAGAAGAGCCGCAACAGCGGTAACACAATCATGCAAAAGATATTTCCGGGCGGCTTCATAACGATTGCAGGCGCAAACAGCCCAACGGGACTGCGAAGCCACACAATCAGAATATTGCTTGCAGACGAGATAGACGCATACCCAGCCAGTGCAGGAAAAGAGGGCGACCCACTTTTACTGGCTTCAAAGCGTCAGACAACATTCTGGAATAAAAAGCAGGTGGACATTTCAACACCGACAGTCAAAGGGGCTTCCAGAATAGAAGTGGAGTACGAAAACAGCAGCCGGGGAGAATGGAACGCACCGTGCCCGTGCTGCGGAGAACTGCAACCGCTGGTCTGGTCAAATGTTGTATTCGACAAAAACGACCTATCAGAAATCAGATACGCTTGCAGCAAGTGCGGCGTCATATCAAGTGAAGCAGAATGGAAAGAACACTTTATTGACGGAACCTTTGTACATGAAGACCCAGACAACCCCGTGCGTGGGTTCCACTTGAACACGCTTGCTTCCACATTGACCACATGGCAAGAAGTTGTTGAAAAGTTTCTGACGGCAAATGACCAGATGAAAAAAGGCAACGTGGAACTTATGAAAGTATGGACTAATACCGAAATGGGGCAAACGTGGGAAGAAGACGGGGAAACCATAGAAGACGACGAACTGATGAAACGCCGGGAGAAATACAAGTGCGAAGTGCCAGAAGAAGTACTGTACTTGACAGCTGGCGTAGATACGCAGGACGACAGATTTGAAATTGAAGTTGTGGGCTGGGGTCCAGAATATGAAAGCTGGGGCATTAGGTATGCGGCAATATACGGCGACAATTCAGACATCAACAATCAAGTCTGGCAAGACCTTGACACATTCTTATTGCAGACCTTTGAAAAACCAGACGGAACGAAAATGAAGCTGTCATGCGTCTGCATTGATAGTGGAGGACACAGAACCAATCAAGTATATAAATTCTGCAAAGCCCGGTTCAATCGCAGAGTATTTGCAATCAAAGGTTCAAACGATAGCGCCGCAGCGTATATCCAGAAGCCGTCAAAAAGCAACCGTGAGGGCGCATATCTTTTCACACTGGGAGTTGATACCGGAAAAAGCCTGCTTATGGACAGACTAAAGCTGGAGGAAGAGGGACCCGGCTTTTGCCATTTTCCAAAAGAAGAGGGCAAGGGATATGACGAAAAGTATTTCAAGGGCTTAACGTCAGAAAAAAAGGTAATGCGTTACAAGATGGGCAGACCATATTTCGCATGGGAACTGAAAGACAAAGGCGAACACAAACGAAATGAAGCGCTGGACTGCCGAAACTACGCAACGGCAGCCATTGAAATTATCAACGTACCATTGAAAAAACCAGACAAAAAGAAAGACGCCACACAAGCAAAGAAAATTGTAAAACGTGGCAGAAGAAGAAGTGGAGGAATTTTATAAATGGCAGGAATTACACTGGAAACAGCAAAAAGACACCTTGACGCATGGCTGGAAGCAGAACTGGCAGTGACAAACGCCCAGTCATACACGATAGGCAGCAGGACTATGACAAAAGCCAATCTGACCGAAATTAGAAAGTCTATTGAATATTGGCAAGGGAAAGTCACTGCGCTTGAAAATGCGGCAAAATATGGCGGCAGGAACCGTGCAAAACGATTTGTACCACGGGATTTATAAAACATTGCCCGTGATTGCCCGTTTTGGGGCTT